GCCGTTTCGGTCAGTCGCTTTGAGTATCTTAGCCAATCCTGGAACGTTTTTCGGTGGTGCGTCCATCCAGTCGATTCCAAAGATGTTTTTCAGGTCGAAAAGGATTGGAAGCCATGATGCTTTGCCGAAGTGGGGAAGGTTTTTTGCGAGTGCGGTTTTTTCACGCAAAACGGCCTTAAACTCGTTGACATCGGCTTGAATAAGGTTGAGGTAATCCGGTCTGATATTTACTGGCTTTCCTGTCTTGCTTGATGTCAGGTTTTTACGAAAAACCGGATCATGGGTCTTGATAAATCTTGGCTTTCCTGACTTCGGTTTCAGCCTCAGATAAACGCGCCCATAGTCACCACGAACGCCAAGGTTGATGGATGTGGCGGCAGGATCGCCATAAATGGCTTTTGTGTTGAGTCCAAGCTGTCGGATGGTTCGGACCTTTGTATTGCGGTCAATCTTGGCCCTGTCGACCGTCTTAGTCCGGTTCATGGCCGTCTTCACAATACTCGCAACATGATACGGCAAAACCTGCTCATTGCTGCGCTTCAATGCATTCGCCAGCGCGTCCAATGACAAGCTGAAATCCTTGAGATTGACTGTAACGTTGGTGCTCACCGGATGCGAACCTTGCGCGCTTGAATCTCCCAACCTGCGGTTGTTTCGGTCGTATCCTCGACAACCCAAGTAAACCCACGGGCTTTGAATTGTGATCCTTGCGTCAATGAGCCTTCGTCACGTCGGATAAAAACGGGCATGCGTTCGATCGAAACGATCTTACCAGCCGGATTCATTTCACGCTCCCAAACGATGTTTTGCAGGGTCGCCAGAACTTTCTTGCCGCTTGGATGCAGGATGATGGTTTCCTCTGTCATTGCACCAAGGATGGCGATGCCAGGATTGATGAGTTGTGAAAGCTTGTTCATATCGGTTTACAAAAAAGGCCAGCGGGGGAAATCATGAAAAACCCGCTGGCCGTGCTATGCCTTTAGACTGGGACTGAGAAAACTTGTCCTTTACTCTGTTGGATTCGCTTCGACATCTGGGGCTTCCACTTGCTGCCTCACCTTATGAGACTTTAAGGCCTTACCCCAGAATTCAATTTTCGTGAAGCCAGCGTCTGGCGAGCGCATAAACCGCTTGTATTCGGAATGTGCGCTTGCGTAATCTGTAAGCTCAATCCGGGCTTTCCCCTTGACTGGATACTTGACAAGGATTGCTTGCTTCATACCGATTAAGCCGAAACAACACGCTTGAGGCTTGCAGCGTTTCCGACAGCGTAGCCGTAGTTGCACTCCATCACAGAGATGAGCTTTCCTGTGCTCGGCTCATACCAGCGGCGATATCCAAGAGTGATTCCGCCTTCTTCGGTAACAGGCTCGGCACCGAGAAGCTGCCCCTCATCTTGCGGCGCAAGGTAGCGCATTGCTACAAGCAAAGCGTCAGGATAAACCGCCATACCGACCAGATTCTGCCCGTTTGCCGGAATCAGGCTAGAAGGAACAACAGAGAAACCGGACAACATGCCGATGCTGCCTCGCTGGATCGGGTCAGGATTGCCAAACGAATCGGCTCCCTTGATGCTGGAATCCTTGAGAAGCGCGTTGACGTAACTGTCGCCAAGCACCAGCGAGCGCAATGTAGCTGGCATGGAGACCAGATCGCAAGCGTTCTTGATGTCAATCACATCGTCGGAGTCAAATCCACTTGCAACTCCCGTGAAAGCCGCTGCTCCATAATTGGCGAGCGTTACGACAGAAAACACGTCCTGCAAAACAGCCTTTGCGAGCTGGTAGCCTTTGGCCGTGAAGAACGATTCAACCTGCAACTGAGGCATGGTCGCGATCTCGGTGTCAGTCAATCCCCAAGAAACAAACTTGTGCTTGTTAATCGTGATATCCTTACCTTCGGCGTCTGCGTCTTGGACGGTGTAAGTCCCTGCAAAATCGGTTGCTGCATCCTGTGCGGGAACGGTAAAGACCTTGATCTTATCGCCACGTTGGACGGCTTCGGCGGAAAAATCCCGCGCGAATGCGTTGAATGGTGCAATTGCTGCACGGAAGGCATTCATTACATACTGTTGAGCCAGTATGGTGTTGCCCAGGTTTGTCATTGTGTTTGCCATATGCGGTCAGTATGTGTGTTAGTTTTACTTGCGAAGTTCGGCCATAATCCGGGCTTCGTTCTTCGCGCGAAATTTTGCTCGCTCCATCGGATTTTTGATGGAGTTGAGTTCGTCGAGGATGGAGCTGCAATGCTCACCTGCTTCCTCAACCTCGTTTGCTACAGGTGCAGGATGACCCATTTCTGCCAGCATTGCAGCGGCGCGGATTGAAACCTCATCCTCTGTCGGTTCTTGCGGCTGTTGCTTGGCAATGATCTGCTGAATGGTTTCTTCGAGCGCGTGAATTTTATTGAGCGAATCCACATCGTGTTTTTCGACGGACTCGATTTCAGCCTCAATAACAGCATTCAGGGTGGCAACATTACCATCCCAATCGGTAAAACGCTCCATCAGGATTTCGGTAATCTGCTCAAGCTCAGCGCCGATGCGTTCGGCGTGCTCCTGAGCTTCCTTCAATTGTTTCGTGGAAAATAGTGCCATGATATAATCCTTTCGTTCGTCAACCGTTCTGTTTTGCATACTCGAAAACGTCTTCAATCGAGTCTGCGATAAAATCAATGAGGTTTGCTTCGAGTGCAGCGACACCGCGCAAGGCTTGCCCTTGCATCGCGTCTGGATTGACACCGCCGCGCATACGGTCCATTTCAGCCTTGAAGATCGTGCTTGCTTCTTGGACGCGCTGTTCAATCAATGCAACCTGTTCATCAGTCATCGGAATACAAGGATGGCCCATGCCCTTGTATTTGCCATCAGCAACGAGACGATACTTGCGCCCGTCTTTGGCTTCCTGTTCCGAAAAGTCAGGAATGATCGTGTAAACGCCAACGCTGCCAACATCTGCAAACGGATCGGCAAATGAAAGCGAGCAAGCCGCCATAATCCATTGTGCCGCCGAGCAAGCCATTGTGTCGGTGTATCCATAGATCATTTTGCCCGTCTCGCGGATGGATTCGATCAGTTTTGCAGTCTGACTGACACCGTGCACGGTTCCGCCAGGTGAATCCAAGTGAAGGACACAAGTGGAAAGGTTTGATGCTGCAAACGCCTTGAGTTGTGCGTCAAGTTGCGCAAGGTCAATCACAGATTCCGACATTCCGCCAGCGGAGTATTTGCCAATGACGCCGGCTGCGAAGATATAGCCGAGTCCGTCGGGTTGTTCCATCGGTTCGGCCTTTTCGCGTTCGGCTTCTGGTTGCGCTGGTTGTAGTCCGGCTTCAAGCGATGCAGTAACATAGGGCATCACCGATTGCGCCCATGCTTTGTCTACCGCCCAAAGGTTGCCGTAAATGTAATTTGCTGTTCGTGGGTATTTCATTCCGTTGGTTGTGTCTGCTGTTGTGGTTGTGCTACCGGATCGCCTGGTTTACCAAGTTGAACCAAGTCTTCGTAAGGAATGCCTTCTTCCTCTGAAATCTGCTTTGCCAGCTTGATAAAACGTGCCTGTTCCCGAAGCCATTTTGTCGGATCTCCGCCCTTTGCCCTGATGATTCGCGGGTGGGTTTCGGTTCCTGCCCGCAAGCTCTCAAGCGTCGCGTAGTTGTTTCGGCTCTGGTTGACCTGATACTCTGGCGGAGGTGCAACGGTCCATTTATACCATTCGGGATGCGCTGGAATTCGACCGACGTTGATTAGGCCAGAAATGTGCCATTGCAATTCCTGCCGTGCAAAAAACTCAAGATTATCGAAGCGTTTAAAAATGCTGTAGTTGATTTGCTCTGCAACGGCGTGCATGTTTGCGCTGCTCAGTCCAGACGGATCAAGCAATGCGCGGTTCCAACCAAGCGCGTAAAATGCCGACTGCTCAACCGATGAAAGGAATCTTTGCCACGAATCCCCGGGTGAATTTGAGTCAAGAAACTTCAAGCCTTGACCGCTTCCAGCCTTGAAATAGCGGATCAATCCTTTCTCAAGTTCGATAACTTTCGGATTCGATGCCGACATCGATTGACCCGATATGGACGCCGCTGGTTTGAATCCAGTAGACGTATCTTCAGTCATCGCGATTGCTGACCGAGACTTCTGCTTGATCTTTTCGGCGTCGCGCGTTTCTTTCAGGTCATACCAGTCATAGATTGCGTAAATGAGCTTAGGTAGACCTCGATTCTCACTGAACCATTCCGGCTCACTGATGTGCCAATACCGACCTTCTGGAATCAATGCAATGGGTTTATGAAGCGCGGTTCCATCGGTGATGATGATTGCAAGTTGTTGACCGTATTCGCCAAGCACAACACCATTTTTGACCTGTGCGCCATCCAGTGAGCGAGCAAATCGGAAGGTTTCTGCGTCAAATTCACGGAATGTTGCCGGCTGAAAAACGGTCATGTTGCCGGGTGATGCAATGCGGTGAGCCTCGAAGCTCTGCACCTTTGGCAATCCGCTCCTTGGGTCAATGATTTTCACGCGGAAGCAGTCACCGTCCACATCGAGCAAACGCGATGCTATGCGGTATGCGTTGGAAAAACGGAGTTGCGGACCTTTCACATCGCAGTAGCGCAAGTGTCTGCGTAGCGCTTCCATTGCGCGGTCGCCCCATTCTTCGTCTTCACCCTCAAATGCTGGTTCCCAAAGGTTGGTTGAAACCATGTCGGCAATCTGCTGG